CCGGACCGATTCTTCCTGGTAACTGCGTGAGCCTGTAAGCACCCACGTTGTTTGGAAGGACCCTGTACACTTGCTGAAATCCGCCGACCGCTGGGACGTTCGGGTCGACCCCTAGACCGGGGCCAACTTGAATCTTTTCAGTTGGGGCAAAGTTGTTCATTTGCCCAGAAACCCATGGTCTGTCCCTGAAATCTATGGATGGAGAACCGTATACGTTTCGACTGGCATCCGGTTTTACGTCGGCGAAATTAGGCTGTTCAAGCTTTTGTTGTCTCGTGACGCCATACGAGCTAAGTCCCGGATCCGGGTTGTAACTACCAGCCATTGAGTTTGTAATCATGGACATGCTTTCGTATTTTGGTTGGGTCAGCTGAACAGGTGGTTTAGCCGGAGTTTCCTCCTTTTCACTCAACTTTTGTCCAGCAAACACAAGGCCTATTATTGCGGCGATAGACAGCGGGTCTGCCATACTTACTCATCTTAAATATTTTATTTTGAATAATACCTCTGTACAAACATGGCGTTCTGCATGCCCGCGCGAGTGCTCGAAGGATCGAATTCCATTGTTCTCTGTGGGCCGAGGCACCCGACGTTTTGCCAAGGGAATGTATTCTTGGCAAGAGTGTCTACATAAATCTTTCCAAACTGCGTAGTCGACTGGGGTCTCAGCTCATCAGAAACCATTATGAGATCACCTGGTGCTCCGTTTCCAGCCATGTAAGGAGCCGTACCGTACACCATAGTTTGGGGGCGACCGGCATAATTCAAACTGCTCGGTACTGGGTAATCGAACACGAAATCCTTTGCGCACGGCTTGGGGATGGTGCCTGCGTCAACTTGAGTTAAACCGGGCTGGAGCTGATATGCCATTTATAATAATAAAAGATATTATCTACGAGGGCCTCCATACGCCGCCAATCCGCCAAGGGCCTCCAACTGAACCCCGCGAGCGTTGGGATTACACACGGACGGGTCGTCTCGGCACGTCGGAGCAAACTTCTTCCCGTAGCACCATTCGGCGAAACCGGTTTGGTCACCTGGTATGGTGGAAGCAGACGTCGACACAAACTGACGGGCGGCGGCGTTTCTCTGAAATTCGGGCATGGCCGAACGAGAACGACCGGCGTCATAGGGAATGGTGTCGTCGAGGTAATACTTCACCTCCTTTCTGACTGTCGAGTAGTCACACGCCGGGGGTCTGTTGGGCTGGTCGATGTAATCTGAAAGTAAAACGTTTCCCATGGGATTGTCAAAAGTTGGGCGCTGACACGTTGGGTTGTACGGCTGATCCATAGACACGAGTGGTCGAGCAAACGGTTGCTTCACCATGTCATTCTTATAAAGAATGAAAATGACAAACAGAACCATAGCCGCCAGTGCGAACACTCGAAGGTCCCTCTTTATGAGGTAGATTATACACGCCGCGTACAGAATGAATCTGGTCGCAGAATTTATTCGAGTCTCTGGATTTTGCTTAGCCGTGGGCCAAAATGACAGTATCCTGTCGGATTTGAAAAGTTGGGTGGGGTCGTTGAACCATACATTTGTATCCATTTGTATTATACGAGTTTTTATTTATTCTTTAGGAGACCTCCGAAAAGACCGCTCATGCTCGACATGAGAGCCTTCTCGTCGAGACCGCCGCCGCCCTGCATAGTATCCGCACACTGCTTCGCGACAGCCTCAATCATGTTGAGAGTCTCAGAAGGGATGCTCACGATGGTGGTGCCGAGCATGTAGAGAGTCTGAAGGTACTGCCAGATGGCATCCTTTGTATTCTGCGAAGTGTCGGCGGTCCAGTGCTCTCTGATGTGCATCTCCTCGAGGATCGAGGGGAGAACATTCTTCTCATCCAAAAAGAAGTTTTCATCCTTGTTCATAACCTGATTCGCGTACGGTGTAATCTCATCCATGAACGACGTGACACACTTTCTGGGATTTGACTTTTTCAAAAGATCGAAACCCGTGTAATACTTGCCAATCGTCTTCTCCTCTGGGAAAGTCTCCTTGAGCTCAACCATGAACTGATCCATCATTTCGTTGAAAGCAGATACGGACGTCATTCTATGTATTTATTTCACAGAATCTTTAAGTCAAAAAGGCTCAGATGAAATCTTTTCACGAGTTCCTGAACCATTCGAAACTATAAAGTATACCAGGAGAGCCACGAGGAAAGCCGGCTTGACATATTGGCTCGACTTGACAGTCCCCTCGTTGTTGATTTTAGCCTTGATGTGTATATAGGCAGCAGTGGCGAGTGCTGCGAAAATAGAAGCACCAAGTGGTTCGCGTATGTACTCTCCGATGTCCATTATTATTTAGGCAACTTTTGTTTTTTCGTCCGGGGCATCTCCAAACAATACACCTTCATCATCCTGAGCAGCTTGTCCAGTTATGGGTATGCTCTTGATTTCTTCGGGAGCTGTCGTCGGAGCCGGTGGCTCACCCGGTGTCTGGGGAGCTGCTGGGGCCCCGGGCTCCGTTGAGGCGGCTTCTTCCGCCGCCCCGGGTTCCGGCCCCGACTCTGGTTCGTTTTCATTTTCGTCAACGTCAGGGTCCTCGTTGTCTTCTACGGGCTCTTCTGCGTTGAGATCGACGCTTTCGCCACCCTGCTGCTGTTTCATATACGTCTCGAGAATCTGCTGAATAGGCAGGAGCTCCTTTATGGTGGCCTCTATACAAGCAGTGAACCTTTCTGACAGTTTCGAATCCCTCACGTATTCGTTCATCTCCTCGTCGTAAATGTACGGATCCTTGTAAAGATCCTTGGCGGCGTTGATGTAACACGTGTGAACAAACAGGTCGTTTGTCGGCAACTTGATGGAAATCTTCTTATTGTCCGTCTTGAGTCTCACAGACGACAGAATCTTTACGAAACTCACAAACACCGCGGCGAGGAGGTCGCTGAACCAACTACACGAGTTACACACGTTGTCAGAGTTTTGCTTCACTATGTGATCGTTCCAGTTGGGAACCTCTTTCAAGAGCTTCTGGTATTGTAAGAGGACTCGCTTTCCCTTTGACAGCTTGTGGGCTTCCGTGTAGAGGTCCTGAAACGCCTGAATCATAACCGGACACATGAGAATACACAGCTGACTCAGGTACTCTTTTTTAGCCTCCACCAAAACGTTCAATTCCATTTACGGTTCTTCGAGAAAAAATATACCGCATTTACACACGCCTGTACCTATTCGCAGCTTTTTTCAAGTTTACGAGGTTTGGGAGATCGTCAAACGAAGGTTCTTCCTCTTCTGGAGCCTTTTCTTTCACCTTTGCGTGACCCCAACTCACGTGGAATTCGTACGAACTCGTCTGAACAACCGTAAACTCAGCCCTCTCGAGCTGCCGCTTGAGGTATTCGGCAGCCTTGTCCCTGTCAAACGTGGGGAACCCGACGAGAAACCCCGGGACCGTTAAAAAAACCTGACGCTGTCCAAATTCAACCGTTTGCCTGATCTTTCTCGAAAATTGTTCGTAGATTTTCTTGTACGTCTCCTTTTTTATCTCCTTGCGTTTGTTTTCAATTTTGACAATGTCACGGGCATTTATCATTACTTAACTTCTGGAAGCTTTTTGGGTTTTACAGACGCGAGTATCTCATCGTAACTGAGAAACTGTTTGGCGACATCCTCCTTGTACGGGACAATCTGTACGTCCGATTTGGTGGTGATGGGCTGGGTAGACATAAGAAGGACCCTGGGCTCTGGCTCCATGGAGAGTTCGACATTCACAGATATTCCGTACGGGTACCCGCCGGTTACCATGAACATGTACACACATCTGTACTTGACAGACGAGTCAGCCTTGTTTATAAACTTTTTAATGTTTCTCGTCTCGATACAGTACCCGCAAATTTTGTGGTACTTGTGGAGGTAGTCCCTGGTTACGAAGATCATTTTCTGATTCTCATCAGGCGTGACAGATGCGACAGCCTCCTCATAATTGCTGTCATCCAACCCCTCGAGTTTCTCTGAGTGTGTGAGGTAAAACAAAACAGCTATGGCCAAAATTACAAGTATAATCTCCATTACTATATGCGTTAATTTTATTTTAACAAAAGACTGGTACTATTCATATATGGCTCTGCTGATATACAGCACCAAGTGTAAACACTCCATGGAGATGCTAGCCTATGTTACAGAGACTCCTCAATTAAAACAGATTGTTAGACTCCACGATGTAAATAGACTCGGCATACCTCAGCAATACGCAGGGAAGATTACCAGAGTCCCAACTTTGTTGACCCAAAACGGAAAAATGCTCGTGGGCAGCGAAGTGAAGCAATGGCTCACGTCTCTTCTACCCGCCCAAGAACTCACGACGTGTGACGTGTACGGTAGGTGTAAGGGTATGTCCTCACTCGACGGGGCTGAGAGCGACGACTTTTTCGACCTCGGAAACTATGGGCAATCCCTCCAACCTGCGATGACCCCAGAACTCCAAGCAAAAATTAGCAAAAGTGTCTCCGAAGCTTACGATACAATAAAGACTTGAGAACATTTGTTTTAAATGAAATTCGTTTCTATACAGGCATCGGCTTTCAAGGCGGTCTTTGAGGTTCTTAAAGACATTCTCAACGATGTGAACATTTACTTCAAGCCGTCTGGGATGAGAGTCATAACTCTCGACACGGCTCGGTCGGCTCTCGTCGACATGTTCCTGAGCGCCGAGAATTTCGAAGAGTACTCGTGTCCCACGGACATTATCGCAGGTGTGAACATTGCGAACACCTTCAAGCTTTTGAAAACCATAACGAACAACGACACCATAACAATGTCAATTTCGAATAAAGAGTACGTGGACATCCTGATTCACAACGACAACAAGAAGACGGTCACAAAGTTTCAGCTCAAACTCCTCGACATTAACGAGGACCAGATTGAACTGCCGGAGGTTGAGATGTCGGTCGTGACAACCATGCAGTCGACCGACTTTCAGAGAATCTGCCGAGACATGAACAACATAGCTACCGACGTCACGATCACGAGGAGCGGCAAGAAGTTTTCCATCAAGTGCGACGGCGACTTTGCGAATCAAGACACCACGATCGAATGTTCCGACGAAACGTGCGACGACAACACAGTGGCTGGAATGTACTCGCTCAAGTACCTAAACATTTTCACAAAGGCGACTGGCATGTGTTCGACCGTACAGATACTACAAGAACAAGAAAATAGGTTCCTTGTTCTTAAATATAATGTAGCCAATTTGGGGGAGCTCAAGTTCTATCTAGCCACGAAGGTCGATGGTTGATTGCTGATTCATGATGTTTGTGACTCGTATTTTTGTAAAAGGTTTGTAGTTCATGTCACCGACTGACACGGACGAGCCGTGAAAGTCCGACCTCGGACCGGCGTACTGATTAAACTCGGCTGTTATGTTTTTGATGGGCGTGTCGTCGTCGTCCAACAGAACAGCCTGTTTGTATGGAACGGCAAAACGCATGGTGGACTTTTTGGGCGGCCACGAGTACTTCATATCGCGCGTGACGTACACGTACTCTCTATTATTGAAAACATATACTATTTTCAATATGGGATTCGCCACACACGACGGCAACGGTAAAAAGTCGACGAGATGTACGTCAGCCTTGAATATATCAGGAAGGTCTATCCACATGGATTGTTGTTGAGACCAAAAGGGGCTCAGTTCTTCTTCGCATTCATCCTTGACTATGTATTCGAGGGTGACTTTTTGAATGGTATAGTCCTTGACCTTGAAAAATCCTAGAAAATACTCTACGTATCCGAGTACCCAAAGTAGTAAACTCATTTAAACAAGTACACTATGTATGTATATATGGAGGGTAATTTTTTAAGTAGATATGAAAACAAGATAACGGAGTGGGAAAGACTCATGGAAACGGACCCGTCCAACAAAGACTCGTATCAAGATGAAATGAACGAGTACATACTCATGTGTATACCGTTCATAGAGGAGTACATGGACAAGAACAAGTCCAAGCAAGAAGTCTCAAACGTCTTCAACTGTAAAATCAAAAAGGGTCTACAGAAGAAGGAGATTTTCGAAAACTATCTGAGCGCGGTCGAGGGTCAATACAACACGAAACCCATCGAGAACATGTACAAGATGTGTAAAAACTGCAAGTCCCAAAACATGTTCCTGGACGCAACCACGAGCGACACCGTGTGCAGGGACTGTGGGTCGGCCACGCAAACTCTCACGCAGGAGATGACGTACAAAGAAGAGCAAGAGACGTCCGAAAAGGTTATGAGCTACTCGTACAAACGCGAGAACCACTTCAACGAGTGGATATCTCAATTCCAAGCCCAAGAGACTACGAGCATACCCCACGAGGTCATAGACCAGCTCCGAACCGAACTGAAAAAGATTAAAATAAAGAAGCTCACAGACATTACACACGCGAGAGTCCGTGACCTCCTCAAGAAGCTGAGACTCAACAAGTACTACGAACACGTCCCATACATAGCCAACATCCTCAACGGTATGCAACCGCCAAAGATGCCGCAGAATTTGGAGGAACGCCTTCGGATCATGTTCAAAGAGATTCAGGAACCCTTCGATAAGAACTGTCCTCAAGAACGCAAAAACTTTTTGAGCTACTCGTACGTGCTATACAAATTTTGCGAACTTTTGGGGGAGGATCAGTACCTACAGTGCTTCCCTTTGCTCAAGTCAAAGGAAAAGTTGTACCAACAAGACGTCATATGGAAGATGATTTGTCAAGACTTGCGTTGGGAGTTTATTCAGACCATCTGAGGTTGTGGCGATGAACTGGGTTTTTTCGAAGAACTTGCGAAAATAAAAATAAGGAATAAAACGGCAACAACAGCTCCAACCGATATCCCTATAATAGCTCCTTTGCTCAATCCCTTGGAAGACTTTGGGGAAGGTGAAGGAGCTGGGGACCCTGGGGGAGGCGGAAGTGCCGGTGAAGGTGAAGGAACTGGGGAAGGTGAAGGAGCTGGAGAAGGTGACGACGATACTGGAGAAGGGGACAAGGACGCTGGGGAAGGTGAAGACTCTGGGGAAGGAGACGGGGAAGGAGCCGCCAGCGTCCCCGCCTCTCCCGCCAGCGTCCCCGCCTCTCCCGCCAGCGTCCCCGCCTCCGAAGCCCGGGGAGTTGAAGAAGCCCGGGGAGTTGAAGAAGCCGGGGGAGGTGAAGACGCCGGGGGAGGTGAAGACGCCGGGGGAGTTGCCGGGGGAGTTGCCGGGGGAATATAAGTTCTACTTTTTAAAGTATAACATTTTTTACCCGTATCTCCACTTCCCCCAGCTGTTGCAGTTTCTTTACCATTATAAAGACGACACGACGTACCAGTTGAAGTTACCCGCGTTTCATAAGCTTTACAGCTTATATCATCCGAACATATTTGTTTACATTCATTTGGAGTTGTATTATCCAGAATACGGTAAGCAGAGGATGATTTTGCGCCACTAACTTTACATATTGAATATCCCTTTGGTGGATCATTGTATACAACTACCGGTGTACAGTCTCGCGTCCGACCGGTGGTCGGGCATGCTTTACCACCAAACAAGGGGTATTCTGTAACGGTAAATGTGCTCGTTTGTTTACCAGTTGTATTATTACACGAGCCATAAGCTCCGTATGTAACCTTACAGTCTTTCTTCAAGCTTGCAGTACAATCAACAGATCTAATCAATTGCTTATCAGTGTACGGACAAGTGCCATTTCCTTTTTTCGGTGTTAAAATTTTGTATGTAACTTTTTTACTAGCCGTTTTACGATCAGCGCTAAGAGTACACTCCCCCTCTTCTTCTGTGCCAATACAATTGGCGTTATTTTCTGACCACGCATCATTCTTTCTCTGTATACAATCGGCAAAAAGAGACCAAATGGGCTTCGTATCACCATCCCACATTACAAGATCACCTGTCGTGTCCGGCCCAACGTGAGCGGCTCGTGAATCAGTTGCTATGATATAAGTTGTTTCGGGATTAGCCGATGCACTAGAAGATACATACAGTTCTCCTTTATTGTTCAGGCCGAAATATTGTATATCAATGGATCTTAATATCTGTAACTTGGGATCTGTTGGTCTATATTGTGTCAGTAATTCTTTTAGCCTCCACACGAGACCATAAGACCAAGCAGTATAATTTTTTGAAAGTTCGTACATGTAATCGTACATCACGCATTCAAGCTCACCAGTTACTGCTATATGATAAGCAATTGGGCTGTCTTTAGCACCTGGTGTTCTAGCAGCAATAACCTCAACTTTATTTCCATTCGCTTGTGCGACGGTTTTTGTTAGAACCCGACCGCCTTTAGATAACGTCGAACCTTTGTAACTCGAACTGTTAAAATAATAATGTAACGGGGCCTCCCACCATTCCCGGAACTTGGCTGGTCTAGGGAATCTTGCATCATAACGATACCAAGTCTGATGTACCTGGCGAGGGTTGTCCGATTGAAGATAATTCTTTGCAGACGACCAATATATATTATACTTATCAGCCTGTACTAATAGCCTACCAGAATCGTCTAAAACTAAATATGGTGTACCCACCACCATATTTGAACCCCATGGTTCAACCCACGCGTATACATCACTCTCTGTGATGGTATATTTAAAAAATTTATCATTCATGCTAATCTGACCACTACCAGTTGGTATAAAATTTGATTTTAAATACGTAACATTTGAACCACCCGCGAGCATCTTACTATCGACGACACTAAGTGTATTGACAGTGCCACCCGACCACCTAAGAACATACCTCTTATTTGGAGACGTTAAAATGTCCTGTGGAATATTAGTATATAGAATAAGATTCTCGGACGCTAGAAGCTGAGATGGTAAGTCTGTTCCAGTATTATACTCCCTCGACACAAGGCTCCAGCCGCGCATCTACCATATAAAAAGAAAAAAGTATATCTATAAAATGGACGACATCATAGATACCATAGAGTCTCGAAAGACTGGTGAAAAGTTCCATGACTTTGTTCTCGACGACGCCATTTACTTTATAAAGAAGGCCAAGGAGGCTCTAGAAGATGGTCTTCTGGATCCTGAAGGATGGTACAACAACGAACAGATAAACTCCAAAACTTTTTTTAGTCTTTTTCCCCAAATATACCTCACTCAGCAGCGATTTGCTTGTGATACGAGTTCCTCGTGAAGTCCCATGAGTCCGATATCCAATCCGTAGTACACGTGTACCGTCTGTGTATGGTCGTGAAGGCGTCCCTCGTGTAGTCTCGAAGTCGCGCCACGTTTTCCAAAAACTCTGTGACAGTCATGACTTTGAGAACAAGCTGCCTCAGAAGATCCCCCGTGACGTCGCAAAACATTCTCAGAAGGTTGTTGCGGTCTCGAGCCTTTTCCCTCGCTTTTTCATTCTTCTGAAGAATTACTTTCATGTCATCCTCAGAAAGTTCGTGCATGAGGTACTTGATTCGGAGCTCTCGATTATCAACCGCGCGTTCGTCCGCTATCTCCATGTGCTGAACGTGGAGCACGAGGCGGTGGATTTTGAACACTTCAACCTGTTCGGTTGTTCCGGTAACGATTGGGAGCATGTACCGACGGTTCCGCAACGGCAAGTCGAGGGCGACTGTCAATTCCTCAATGCTAGGGATCCCGCCGCACGGAATGTCCCCGTGCTCCCTCTGCGGGCGTCCACCGGCTCGGTTGAACTCGTAATAGTGGGGATTGTGAATCCGACCGGTTTCGATTCGCATGGTGTTCCAGTCGAAGGCTGTGTGACAGTCGGGGCACCACATCTGGGAACACCCGCTAATCTTGAAAATCATGGTGCCGCACTTGGGGCACGGTTTCGTATCCTTTTTGAGGAGCGCGACAGTCTCAACGTTGCCGGGGTCGCACGCGTGTTCGTCGTCGTGCTTAATCTCGTTACAGTCGGGGCAAATGTTGTTTTCGCAAATCTGACACTTCCACCGAGTCGACAAGAACCCTCGACACTCCTCTACGGGACACTTTCGAACAAACACACGCTTCTCCTGTTCGGGCTGCTGCCGGGCGGATCCGACTCGATTCCTCGCGTTGTGAAGAGACGCTATGTGTACACGTATCCTCATAATCTCCTCGTTCGCCTCTTCTATGCGCTTGTCAATCTTTCGAACCTGGAGAATCCTCGCGACGGCGTCCTGAGTCTCGGGGAGGAGACACCTCTCTCGCTCAAACAGAATGGTCTCTCGGTGCTTCTTGAGCTTCGTGTCGCGGAAAACCTTGGTACAGGCTCCGTCCACAACCTCCCTCGTCCACAGCTGTTTACAGCTCATACAGTGTGGATCGCTCGACACGGACAACAAGTACGTCTGAACGCATGTCCTACACGAATTGAAATCACAAAACGGGCACGTAACCTTTTTGTGATTTGAAGCGTTGAGTTTCTCGCAGCAAATCGCACACTCCATTCTTATATTTGTAGTGTTTTTATTTTTTAACCTCTGGATTTCGTTTTCTCTTCCAGTCTGCCTAAAAATGAACTGTTTTTTTGCTTTTTAGGGGTCGTGCGAGAAGCAGCTGGCGCCGCTCGTGGAATTGGTCCTCTAGGTCGTTTATTATTAGTCTTGAGTTGTTCAGCCCTGCTGCGGTTCGCAGTTGGAACAAATACGGGATTGGGACTCACATTGAAATTTTCGCCAACCCTTGTCGTCGCACTTTTCTTACTCCCACGCAGATTTGCGGGTTTGTTAGCGGGTCTTTCGTAGTGGAATCGTTTCTTCAGAAACTTTTCGTAATTTGTAGCGTACACGGGGAAAACTTCTCTGAGTTTGTTTGCCGTGACGCCGTTTCCGTTTCCCTTGAACTTGTTCATTCCTCTAATAGCCGTCGCGACGTTGTTCCAACTCTTGGGGTACTCTTTGAATAACCCTGATGCCCCGTACCCCTTGGCAGCCCAATTCTTCAACCGCCAGTTCAGGCTTTCGGTGTTCACCTTGGGCTGTTTAGGTGGGGGTTTGACAGGTACGAGTTCTCTCAATGGTACGTTTACTACTTTTGGCTGTTTTTTACTAGGTCTCGTTTTGGGCTGTGCGGCTTCAAACTGCTGAACTGGAAGCTCCTGTTTGGCGTTTCTCAATACATGTCCGAGATTGAATGGTTTACCATTTAAACCTCCACCATACAATCTGTGGATGTTTCTAACTGTTAATGACTGTATATACGGCTTTAATTTTTTTTTCAAATTAGATGGTGTATTGCCTTTGTTTATTGTAATCTTTCCGATAAATTTTTGAATTTCTGCGTTACGGTTTTGTCCAGCAAGATTTCTATTTAAACGACTTTCTTCGCTCCTAAAGCTCGAACCACCTGCGGACGACGCTGACATGGACCTGTTAAACCTGGAACTCGACGCATTCCCGGGCGTTGGCTGAAGGCTCTTCAATTGACTACTGAGTGAGCTCGCGGTACCTTCTTCTGGTATGGGTTCAAGATATTTAGCAAGTAAGTTTCCAAACTTAAAACCCTTGAAATTTTCTGGTTCTGCTTCTTTTTGGACATAATTTCTGAAAGCATTTTCGGACGCAAATTTAACCTTTGTTCTATTAAGATTGTTCAAAACTTCCTGAACTGTCCTTTTTCTCTTCTTTGCTTGTGGTTCGTTCGATCCTTTCTCATTGGCCCTCCCACCCGTTACTACTGGAAGTACCCGCTTCTTTACGAGACCCTTAAATTTATTGCGTTTTAGTGGTGGTGGTTGTCCACCGCCGAGACTAAACCCACCTTCTGGTAATTTAAAAGGCTCCTTCGGTACGTTTTCATTCTTAACAGACGAGGCCATCGAACTACCCGTTGAACCTAAACCGGAATTGGTATTCACAGTTGACGCCGTCGAACTAGCGTTTGGTGACTTTTTTTTTGCCTCATTGAGTTTCTTTAAGGAGGCTAACAAACTATTGTTTGATCTTGCCAAACTTCCGAGTTCTACATTATTGAGGTTAAGAGTGCTGAGTATGGTCACAAACTCTCTCCTTGTATTATTAGTGGCATTAGAAACTCGTGTGAGTAGTTTTTGGCGATTTTCTTTGTTCATTGTTCTCGTTTTCGCAAGAACCGGATTATTTCGTAGCCCATTGTTTTTTGGCAATGTACCCGTTTCCATAGCATCCTTGAGTTCAGCTAAAAGACTAGCAATTTCTTCGTCTGTTTTACCTTTTGTTAGGCTGGCTGCGGCGTTTTTCGTTGAACCGAGATTCGTAAGTTTGGTTTGTAATTCTATAAGATTTGCTGCTTTCTTACGACGCGCATTTTCACCTTCTAACGCGGGAAGTTTTGGTTTACCAAAAGCGCGTAATGCTCCACCCGCATTGCTTACTTTCTTACCCACGGCACCTAATCCACCACCCGCTAATACTAAAGCAGTTCCTCCGGCTCCACTAGCGGTTCTGACAGCAGCTCCCCCGGCCCTAGCCGCGAGTCGTCCCAAAAGTGCGAACTTACCTTTTTTTGCTGCGTTGTTACCCTTAGCTGGTTCATCGGGAGCCTTCACATTATTATACAATTGTATGTATCTTTTTTGGACTTCAGCAACTTCAGACGGGGTTTTAGCAGCTCTAATTTCCTGTGATGCGTTCTCATTTATTTTCTTTGCGGCAACTGGATTTCTAGCCTTGGCATTCTGCGCAGCTTTCATGTACCTGTTGAAGTACTCGAACGCGTTTGATTTGGGAGGACCTGGCGGCGGCGCGTTAAATCCTCCCAGAGCCTTGTTGAGGTTGTTAGTAACCTCGTCATCTAGTGTCGAACTATTCTTGCTCCCTTTAGCCCCAACCTTTTTGAATATGTTAGCATACTTTTGGTATACTTGTTTTAGTTTTGACTTATTATTGTTTTTAAGAGCAGCTCCCATTTCTGAATTTAATCGTTTAAGTATATTTTTAACCGCATTTGGATTTCTAGTCATAGCATTCTTCCTAGCTTCCTCAAATAGGTCAAACGCACCTTGTTCATTAAAATTAGGAACTTGTTCAGATACTTTGTCATTGGTATGTATACCCAATATTTTTGACATATTTTTATAAGCTAAATCTTCCTTGTTACCAAAGTTTCTTAGAGCATTTTGTAACTGTGTGTTCGTTTTCAGAACTTGTAATGCATTTGCTTTGTTTTGGGCGCTCTTATAATTGTTCAGTGATCTTTGAATGATTACTCGCTTAGGACCGTTTCCACCACCGTTTCCACCACCGTTTCCACCACCAGGTTTTGATTTACGAGCTTTTAGATTTTCTATAGCTTTTCTGTACAATCCTATTTTACCATTCACATTGAGTTTTTCAAGATTTTTAAACCTATTCAATATATTTGCGTTAACTGGATCATGTTCCTTGGCAGCAGCCTCCCAGTTGGCCTTGGCTTTCATTAATTCTTGTATTTGAGCGACTCTGTTTTTAACTTCCTCTTTCACTGGTGCGTTTAGCTTTTCGAGCACACTTATAGCTCTTTTATAAGCATTCACTTTACCAGCATTGTTCGTAGCGGGATCTTCAAGCTTAGTTTTCAAGTTTTTAAACACGTTAGCATTATTTCCTAGACTTACGCGAGCCTTTAGGTTGTTGAACATTTTTTTCACTTGTACCAGATTATTGGTTTTTTTAGCTTTGACGTTTAAAAATAATTTTGCGTATCTAAGTTTTCTGGCGATTGGTCCTTCATTTGGATTATTAGTTTTATTGTTATATTTGTTTTTCAATCTTTTAGCTTCTTCACTATTTAATATCATAGCCCCTTTGTAAGCGTCCTGGAAGTATCTATTCATGTCCTGACCAGAATTATTGACATTGAGTGGTGGCATGTTTCCAGCATCGGGAGCTTCGTTGGCTCGGGGTGCTAGAAGTGCTCTTAAAGCGGCAATGTTCTTAGCACCGTTGACAGCTCCCTTGTTGTTTAGCCCAATAAGCGCATTGACTTCTTCATTTTTCAAGTTTCGAAACTTTAGTTTGAGTTGTACTCGCCTCTTCGCGTTATTGAAACTCATATTGCGCTCGGGTATACGGTTAGCTTGTTCGCTTGCGTTTGCCAGTGGAATTCTATTTTTATAGAAAT